AAGTGAAGAACTCATTTTAAGACCCGAAAGTTATATTAGGTGGATCAGCATCTCCGGAACTTTGTCCCGTTTTATTTGTCCATCTGTTTACATTTACACTAGAAACAATTTCATCTGTAAGTGCATTGCCGGCCGCGTCTTTAGGATCTTGTCCATTTATTTTGGCGCCTATTGCTCTATCTATAATCCTTCCAAACGGGTTGTCTTCTAAGAAATCTTGAATACCGGATAGAAATCCTCCACTACTCGCTGGAGGAGTGTATTCTGAATATGTGCTTTCTAAATTAGAACCTGGTATGGTGTCTTCTATCTGAGTTTTCATATCACTAAGCACTTGAAAAGATCGTTCCCTCCCAACTTCAGCCTTTCCAGTAGTATCTAAAATTACAGATTTTTCCAGAGCAACAGGTATTTTTGCTCCAGCATAAAATCCAGGAAGATTTTTAGGATCGTCGATTTCTTCAAATCTATTTAAATCTTGTTCTGCTAAATCAAAATTAAGTTCTCTTGCCACAACAAAATTTTCAAAATCAAATTCCATCTGAAAATCCATTATTTCACTTGAACCATAATCTATATCAGAGAATCTTATTCTGTTCATTACAGGATTAGTTATAGAGTATTGAACACCTTTATTTCCATGATATAGAATAAAATCTATTCTTTCAAAGAAGTTAGCAGTTTCAGATACATTAAATCCAAATGCATTACTATCAAAAACCCCAGTAGATTTTCCAGCATGTTTGCTTTCATTATATTCACTACTAGATCTAAAAAATGATATAGGGTCTCTATCTGTATCACTTTTAAATTTATTTCTAGGATTCATATATAGATGAGAGTAATACCTCATGAATAAAGTAAGCCATTCGTTTTGAATAGTATCATGAACAGTAAAACTAACTGGACCGTAATCTAATCCAGTTTGCACTATTTTTTTCCTATTGTATTTGTTTTTGATTTCTGATCTAAAAGATATATCAGGTAACGTTGCTGTTTTGACCAATGAACTTATTCTTGTCCTAAATTGTTCTCCACTAGCATACAATCCTAATTCTTTTACATCACGGTTAATTATAAAATTTACATAACCCTGAAACTTTTGTCGTGGTGGAGCAATATCAGGTCTGAACTGATAGGCGTTGCGGAAATCCCTTGCAAAGAATTTCCGTTGCCCGCCACCAAAATTTAAGAACCTCATGGTTAACCTCTTAGATTAACCAAGTGTAGTTGTTCCTGATGCTACTGTGTCTGGGAAAGGATTTCCACTTACAGTTCTACCGTTGATATCATTATCACCTTCAAAGTGTACCGCGTTATCGTATCTAATTTGCATAGTTACTGTTACTTGGTCATTTGCAGAGTAATCAGATTCACTGTAGTCTACATTCTGTAAGAAGCAACCTTCTAAGAACCAAACCTCACTTGCGCCTGCATTGACACCGTCTAATATTTCTATTTGCATGTCAAATTTGTAATCACTACCTGAAGCAGGTGTTGATTGTTGAAAGTGGTTTAACTGTCTTTGAACCTGTGCACCTACCTGTTTTGCAACTTGGTTTGTGATATCGTCCCTTACAGTTAAAGTGATTTGTTCCCAAGCATGTTTACCTTGTAGATAAACTCTTGAGTTATAACTTTCAACCATTACTTCTTCATAAGTGATTTTAGGTCTAGTTACAGATTGAACATTCTGTGTTAAAACTTTTGTTTCTGCATTTCCACCAAAATTACCTAATAGACTTACTCTAAATCTATATTTTAATTTTGGCATTAAAATACCTGAACCAGTCTGTCCTGTAACCGGAACACCAAATTTACTTTTGGTTTCTGTTGTTGCACTTGATACTGCCATATTTTTCTCCTAAAGAGCTCTTTTATATAACAATATTTATCATAATAGGCCTAAAATAATTAACTCTAGTTTTAATTCTGACACAAAAAAGGGCAGTAAAACCGCCCTTTTTATTGATTATTTTAATAATCTTATGCTGTTGAGCCCAAAGTATTTTGGATTCTGATCGGAATGTAGATAAATTCTACTGCTTTGACTGGCTGTATAGCAATGTCAATATGCAATTCGTTCCTATCAATTCTTGCTGGAGTATTGTTTGAAGTATCACAAACTGTGATAAAGTCAAATAATCCTCTTTGAGAAACAAGTTCACCAAGCAATCTATCTACAACTACTTTCGCATTTGCTCTAGTTACTTCATCATTTGGTTCAAACAAGAATGGTTTAACTGCGTCGTCTAATTGCTCACGTAAGTAAACTACTAATCTTGCAACGTTCACTCTATCCAATGCACTTGATGTTGGGTTAAGAGTTTTTTGTCCAAATACAGCAATTCCTCTTCCTGGGAAATTCCCAATTGGATTAACTTTGTCTGCATATAAACTATCTCTTTGTCCTTCATTTAATGCTACTGGTACAAACTCTCCTGTTAGTCCGTCAATGTATCCTGTGTTGGATGCATTACTTACAAGCCCTCTTTGGAAACCTGCTGGTGCAAACCATGGGAAAGCAACCTGATCATTAAATGCTATTGTTCTTAATGCCATATGTGAAGCAGGAACAAATACACTTGAACCATCTAGGTTTGTGCTTATACCGTGTGGATAGTAAACAGCCGCATATGGATCACTTGCTAGTAAACCATCTTCGCCGTTTTCACCTGCTAGGTTACTATTATTTGCCCAAGCACTTGTACTTGATGCGTCTGATGCCAATCTAAATGGTGAATCTATAACACTAAATACTGTGTTCTTTCTATCAACACCTAGAGCAATCATTTCATCTGCAAGTTCAGGATATCCAGGAACAGCCACAATATTAAATCTATTTGTTTCGTTTCTGATATCTTGGTTACTTGTTAAAGCAGATTGTAACTCTTTTACAATCATTTGTCTTTGAGCTTTTCTTAGCATGTAAGGTGAGCCGTCGGACTTATTACCACTTGCATCTGCCCAGTATTCTAATGTTGCGTTCCATTTTTTAACGTTTCCGCCACTTAAAGATTTGTTCCAACCTAAGATACCTACTGGTGAAGTTGCACTTGATGGTGCAGTACTAAAAATAGAACCTGCTGTACTTGATCTAAAGTCACCAAAAATAACACCGTCTGGGCTATCTTGGTCTGCACTATCAACAAGTACCCACCCAACTTGGCTTACACTATACTTATAAATTGCTGGATAGTCTTCTAACTTACTACTATCAATCCATAAATCACCTTCTGCTAAACTGCTTACGCCGTCTGCTTTCTTAGTTGGTGTTGATGCTTTTACCTGAATATCACCAGAGAATGTTTGCCATCCGTTGATAGAATCATTTTCTAAAATATCCAAATTGTCTGCACTTACAACTGAATCGTACCATAAAGTACCATCCGCTAATGTTCCAGTAATTGCTGTACTCTTTGCTGTAAAACTTAAAGGTTTAAAATTACTATAAGGATCATCAGAAGTTAAATTTAAATCTGCTGGACCAAATCCTGCAACATTACCGTCCCATAATAGGATGTCTTTGTTATCGGAATTTGTAATTTTAATTTTACCGTTGTTATTTACTGCTATAACGTTTGCACTAAAAGACAGTTGTGCGTTTGCATTACTTATTGCTGAATTAATATCAGTTACTAAGTCATCAACACTTGCATTACCATCTGCGTCGCCATCTGTTCTAAATTGAACAGCAATATTGGCACCGTCATTAACTCTCATGTACATACTAACTGTAGCACCTATATGTGATGATAAATCAATAACACTTACATTAGCACTACTTTCTGCTATAACACTTGAATTACCATTGTGTCTTTTTAATTCGAACGTTGCTTGTCCATCGTTTGCATTTGTTCCTTCACCGGCAACATCAATTACGATATCACCTAATTCTGGAGTTGCACCATGTCTTGAAACTGCATAGGCTTCAGACATTGTTTTTGACTGCAAATACTGTACTGATGCAAATTGACTTGAACTTGCACTATATAATTTTAAAGCAAAAGTACTACCATTATTTGGTTCATTTATTGCTACAAAAACATCACCTGATTGTAATGCACCGCCACCATCTCTTGTTAAAGGAAGTTGGTAGTTGTAACCAATTTTGTGATATGCTGAAGATGTATTAGTGTTCCATTCTGTAGAACCTATTAAATCCCAATCACTGTTTGAAGTCTTTTGGTAGACTTTGAATATTGCCTGAGTAACACCTGAATTGTTTACATAAACAACAGCGAAGTCATCTTTTTTACCAAAAGCAATTTTAGGTTTGCCTGTTGATTCTATATCTGATGCTTCTGGAACTAGAGCAGTTTTATTTACCCAGTTAGTGCCGTCATGTATTTTAATACCAATTACTGTAGATGCTGTGTCTAACCAATAAGAACCATCTGCTGGTGCTGTTGTAGGTGCTGTGGCACTAGGTGCCAATGCGTCTAAATCAACATTTGCTCTTAAAACATATGCACTATTGGCAACACCTAAGAAACTATATGCGGCTAATAAGCCGTATTCGTTTGTTTCGTCACCATGTAATTGTGTTCCACCACTTGATTTAAATGTTGGATTGCCATATGTTTGAAGAAGTTCTCTTTGGCTTGAAATTTTGTATAATTTACCTGCAGTTGCAGAAGTTGTATAACCTGCAGTACCTGAACCGTCTGGACTGCTCTTATCTTGAGCAGTTGCAATTACGATTAAAGGAACTGTTCCAGTTCCAGCCGGAGCATAAAAACTCTCGTCTGATACACTAATGCTAACACCAGGACTTACTAATGTCGCCATATTTTTCTCCTAATATATTAGATACGTTACCCGTATGCACTTATTTATCATATATTAGAATTATTCCGTATTTACGGAATTTGCTGGTATTTAGTGGTATTAAATAAGTTTTAGTGACTCTTTAAATTTTCCTGTGTCCCAATCTCGTATTTCCAGTACCTTTTTTTCTAAATCTTCTAGTGTCCCGTTATTATCTATAATGTAATCTACTGGATACCCGGCCCAATTCCATTCACTTTCATGAACATCTTTATATGTCGTTTCCATTATTTTTCTACTAACGACATTTGAATCAGCAGTTTTGGCGGTTTCATACCATTCGGGTAACTCGCCACGTTGTACCCAAATTATTTTTCCGCCCATTTTTTTAATTAAATCTAATTCATTTCTAAATCTTGCGTCACTTACAACTACACAAGATGAATTTGTATGCTGTTTTCTTATGCGATATTCCAAACTGTTAAGCCAAATATCTTGATCAAAATGATTTCTAAGTACATCAGTACCTAGTAATTGTAGGGCCAGTCTGGGAGTAAAATGTGGTACACCTAATTTTTTAGTCCAGAACATGTCCGGTGTTTCTCTGAAATCTCTGCTTTCAACAGTATCACCTTCCAGCAATGATCTTTCCCAACCAAAAATACTGGAACATAAATCTTTTAGGGGTGCCGCAAAACTATCATGAATACAACCGCGATCTACAAACATATTAGCAACCGTATCTTTGCCACTGCCTATAAATCCTGTTATACCTATTATCATAAAAATCTTGTTTGTCTATAAAATAAATTTATCTAATTTAAAATATTAATTTAATATTTTTGGTTTTTATAGGTTAACCTATAACAAAACCTAATGGACTATTACCTTCTTCCATATTATGTATTCTTTCTTTAAGACCTTCTATCTCTTGCTGGCCCTCTGCCTTAAGTGCGTCACCATTCAACTGAATGGCACCACCTGCTCCAGGTAACCCACTTGCATACTTACTTCTGGCTTCACCTAACATCATTTTACTCTGTGCTAGAGCATAAGCGGCTAACCAAGGATTAGCACCAACATCTTTTAAAAGAACACTTTCTGGAATAAAGTTATATACTCCTACGGCGATTTCTTCCTCATGCCTGACATTTCTTAAAATTTTTAATCTTTTGGTGTTTCTATTCCATAAAAAATTATATTCACTACCAAAAATTCTTCCAATAGTTTCTTTGTATTGTGAAAAAGCATCAAATACTGCTAAGCCTCCGACTTGTCCTGCTTGTAACATATACATATTATTAAATGCTACATCGAACGGATCGAAGTTTGTGCCGCCACCGCTGTTGGTGCCTATACCTCTTCTGTAAAGACGTCTTACTTCCATTACTTCATCAGGTAATGTATACTCAGTTACACCATTTTGCGTTGTAAAAAATATTATACTTTCTTCTACACTACCTGCACTTAACTGCCTGTAAATTGCTAATGCTTTATCTATAGCAACGTCATAGTGTTCTCTGTCTAATTCAACATCAACTATTCCGTCAGCCAAACGAAGTTGTATCTCTTTTATGAGTTCTTCACGACTTTTATATCCTATTTGATCTATTGGCATACTACTATTTATCTAATTTCGTATTAAAATACCTTTAATAAAATAGTGGTATCATTGATTCGTCCGCTTAACTTAGTAGGTGTCGTTTTAATATCTTCAAAATAACTATTAAACTTCATTTTCGCAGAATTTTTTATTTCTTTTATTTGCTCTGCTGGTTTACGCAAAGTCTTTTGAAAACTTGTTTCTGTATTAAAATCTTTTATACTAGTTCCCTTAACTGTGAGTCCTATAGATATTTCTGATTTTTTATACACACCAAGTTTTCTTAATTTTGTATTGTATACCCATAGTTCACTTGCATCAATTATATCTATAGGGTTTATACTAGCAATACCAAGATCACTTTCATTTATTTGGTATTTTAATTTTTGAATTAATTTTTCTCTATTAATAGGTTTTGGTTTTCTAGGCTTACGTTTTGCTTTTCCTGTATCTATTAATGTATCACATGCTGTCTGTATTTTTTCAAAAAATGCTAAATTATCCTTACGCATCTTAGGAGTAAAATGTGAGTACCCTTCTTTTATATCAGGGTCATTCCAATCCATTACTTCTTTGGCTTCTTGTAATTCACTTGTATATAAATCTTTAATTATTTTTGCATGAG